TTACTTGTCAACTTTTCTTACTCGACCACTCTCAATCATATGGTCTAATTTTCCCTGTGTCACATCGTATACAGATGCCACAAAATAGTAATCTCGCTTTTTGTCCAACTTTACAGCAACTAATACATTCTCATCAATTACTTTAATACACTCAAAACTTGTATCTGGTTGTTTAGGATTTTGTCCAACATAATCCGGGTGATTCAACAAATAATCTAATTTTTCTAGATATGGAATCATCTTTTCATGACGGCTTCCTTTTAAGTGTTTTTCTAGCCCGTTAGAAACATTAACAGCATCTACCTCTTTAGTTAGCCCAACCAAATTCTTATAATCAATATTTATTTTTATCTTATCCATTACCATAACCCTCTCATAATACAATTATATCATAAATTACTTAACCTAAACCAAAAAAGCACCCCTCTCAGGGGTGCCGGACATCTTTTATCACTTGAATTTTTTAACGGAATAATATCCAATACTATAACTACCTAATCCAGTAGCTTGAATAATCGCTTGAACCTTATCTCTATTTGTAATTGTAAAGTCATTGTAGTACTGAGTTCCATCTGATTTTTCAATCTCAACACCTTCAATTTCAAATGATCCCCAATCTATTCCAACTCTTGTTACGGATATAGAATTGACAGAATTGAATAATTCAAGTCTTGGTGTTGCAAATGCCTTTTTGAGAGGTGTAGGAACTGTAGGCGATGATGGGAGATCTTCAGTTTCTGGTTCTGGTGCGACGTCTGCTTCACTTGAAGCAGGGGATTCCGTGTCTTCAGAATTAACAGGCGGAATCTCTTCAGGAATAGTTTTGTGACCGTAAAATAATTTGATCTCTATTTCTTGCTCTGTGAAACGATCACGTTTTAAGCTGTCTGCTATTTTTTTGGAAACCATTGTTAATCTATTAGCAAATGCAGACACATATAAAAAACTAATGCTAGACGTGTCGTACATTGTATTTATAATTTGAATAGCTCCGAATTTCTCTTTAAAATCATTCAAATTGTATTGACTTAGCATACTTAAAGCTTCTTCCGGCATATTTTCAACAATAATACTATTCCCATCAATTCTAATTGTGGCATTAAACAGCTCGAATTCTTTTTGTGGAATAGGTCTCCAAATAATATTGTAGTCCTTCCAAACTTCTTTTATCTCTTTTCCATTACTTTCAATTAACTGATACATCATGCCACCGCCTTTTGTAGCACGATATTAGCGAATAAACGGGGTAATTGGTTAAGAATTACCCCCCCCCTGTACGAGCCAAGAAAGTGATTGAAGTCTCACGTCGATTACGCTTCACAAAGTCTATAAATTTTGGACTGTATGATCGTAATTCTTTACTGACTGGTTTGCCAAAGAATGCCATTCGATTCAGTTCTAACGTTTCTCGATTGGTCTTAATTGCTTTAAAGTCTGTGGCAAACAAAAGTGAGTTGTTTCGATATTTTTCAAGAAAATCAGAAGGTATGTTTTCAATGCTTCCATATGTTCCAACATATTCTTCTTGACCAATCACTAAATCAATAGGACTGAACTCAATAATCTCTAACTCTTTTTCCCATACAACTTTACCATTATTCCAAACCTCTTTAATTCCGTTGCTATTACTCTCAATCAACTTAAACATAGGTATTACCCCTTCTCTACAAACACAAGCTTGTCAGTTGAGTCGCTAGGTTTTTGATTCTCTGGTCCGACCCAAATGTCAAGATAAGTGTCATTAGCAGAGTTTTTAACTTTACCAGCGTTAGCTTCGAGTGTTTGAATCTTATTCTGTAGTTGAGTAATCGTGTTACGTAAAGTCTCTAGTTCGCTTGCGCTCGCTTTTTCATTCAACTTACTTTCCAGGTAACTCTTAACAATTACTGAGTTACCTGGACTGTTGTCATTTGGTGTCACGACATCTAAGAACCCACTACTATCTAATTTAACCACTTTATTCGCACTGGCTGACGTTCCGATTCTATTGGTCGTATTGGTAATATCGGCACTGTCATGCGTGTGTGAAGCTCTGGCATAACGTAAATCAGCAGTTGATTGCGTAATCCCATTAACCGTTCCACCTGACGAACCTGCTTCTCGAACTTTTCTATCTACATAGCTTTTACGTACTGCATGATTATCACTCGTTGGATCAGCTGTAATGTTTAACTGTCCATCTGTACCAGTTTTAACAACTTTACTACTAGCATTACGCCCACCAATATCAATAGTTACATCAGATTCTGATAAATACCCAGTGTGCGTGTGATTACTATCTGCTTTTTGTCCTAGCTTTTCGTCTAGGTAACTTTTTACTACAATCGACTTACCAGGCGAACTATCAGTCGGTGCTACAATATTCAAGAAACCCGTTGAGTCCGTCTTAACAATCTTGTTCGCACTTGCTGACGTTCCGATAGCTGTAATTGTATCAGTAATGTCCGAACTTACGTGAGTATGTTCTGTACGTGCGTATCTGGTGTCTGCATTTTCTTGTGAGATAAAGCCTGCTGCACCTAATGCACCTGGAATACCTTGTAAAACTGTGTTGATCTGGCCATCTACGTACTGTTTATTGGTTACATGATTATCTGAACTGGGGGTTGACTCAATATTGATATTACCACGATTATCTGTTTTAATCGGCTTGTTGTTCGTTGTCGAATTAATAGTGTGTACGTGCTCTGTTTTGGCGTAGTAGCCATCCAGCTGACTTTCTGTCCATGATTTCGTGGCAGGTTGATTTGCGCCATTCGGTTCTGGCAGGTTGGTAATACGATTATTTGCCATATCTACACTTGTATCGTGTCTGAATGAATTACGGTCAGCCGAAAATAAATTCCGCTCATTCGTCTTATCCCATGCGCCGAATTTACCTGTTGCATTCGTATAGAACTCATATTGGTGGCTATTCTTTTTCAAAAACAATGAAGCTGAATAATTCCCATCATCTGAAGCATCCACGGTCAAATGTCTACCCAATGTAGACGTAGCAGCATTTGAGCGAATATATCGTTCGTCTGCCTGTGCCTGTGTCATTCCCGAATCGGGCAAACTAATATCTGCTACCTTGCTGTCAACATATAATTTGTTAACGGCATCTGTATTTTCAGTTGGCGGATTAGTCAATGTTAATCCACCATTAGTATTAGACTTCAGTGGCTTATTCGCTTTATCAGAAGCCCCAGGATCACTGATGTATTCAATTTTCTGGTAATACGAACTATCATGATTATGGTCTGAATTAGCTTTCTGCCCCAACTTAGTGTCTAAATAGCCTTTAAGAATGACTGTCTTATCAGGGGAGCTATCACTAGGAGCAATAAAGTCAATAAATCCGTCACTATCTGTTTTAATCAGTTTGTTCGCACTTGCCACGGTTCCAATACGTGTAATGGAATCACTGATATCTGATGAAGTATGCGTATGGTCTGCTCGTGCATAATCGGATAAATCAACTTCTGAAAATTTCCGGTCTACATAGCTTTTACGTGTCGCATGGTTGTCGCTTGTTGGATCATCCGTTAATTCAATCTGATTTGATGAATTCTTCCGCACAACATCATCTGGAACATTGACTGATATTTCATTCGTTTCCTGATTAATCACCACGTTATCGCCAGCTACTAATTTAGTTTGTTTTTCCTCATTTAGACGAGTGATCTCCTCACTATGCGTCTGCCACTTCGCCTTATCCTCTGCCGTCACGTGGACATCCAAATTTGTAATATGTTCATCCACTTTTGCAATGGCAGGAATTCCCTTAATAATTCCTGTGATGATTTCTTCCGATGATGTCCGTATAATATCTTCCTCCGCCGACAGCGAGGACGGTTCAATCGTTAACGGAATATCATTATCGGAGGGGTAGATATACTTATCTTCCCCTTTTGTCAATACGAACTCCACCACATACGCTTTTTCTGACGGTTCTAACACATCGGTAATCTTGAACTCACAACGATACTGTCCATCATCATTAATCAATGTTGCATCTTTTTTGTACGCTACTAAATTATCTTTTTTCAGAACTGCTGTAGCTGTGAACCCCTCTAAGTCCAGTGAATCCCCATTCCCATCTAGCAATAAATAACTTAGCTTCGTCGTATCTCCTGCTTTGAGCCTTGTTCCGAAGTTATTATCTGCCAGTTCATTAATGGATTGATTCGCTAAATTCACATATCTATTATTTTTTGGAAAGTCTACCATTTCATCACCCCTTTTTCGTAATCACATAAACCACACCATCGATCAGGACTTCATTATCAGCTAACTTGGGGCGTTCTCCACCAATAGGCTGTTCCTCTGCTGGGGCAGGTTTAATCTCTTCTTGTGCTTGATTGCTATTTTCGGCTTGAATTAATCGATTCACTTCCGATTGAACTTCTTGTGCCGGATAGCCCGCTTCAGTAAGTTTCTTAGTCCGCTCGGGATTATTCCCCCACTTACCAGCCAGCACTTCCTTAGCAACCTCTTGCGTACTTTTATTGGGCGTCGGTGATGTGGGTTGATTGCCGGTTGATGCACTTGACCCATCATACTTAGGTCGACCGTAGCCCACAATGTACGGTGAATTCCAGGCATAACTTGCCCGGCGCACCATCGACGGACGACCTGCATTTCCTTCAATAGTATGCACCATATTCCCTTGTACTTTTTCGACAATTCCAATATGGTCTGCCCAGCCAGCACTATAGCCTTGCCAGTCAAAGATGACAATATCACCTGCTTGTGGCCATACCCGACCTTGCCAAATCCCTTTTTGTTGCATAATGACTTTATGCCGTTGTACCCCACATTCTCGTCCGCTCAAGTGACTTCCACCAACACTATCAAACACCCACGTCACGAATACATCACACCAGTCATCAGAATACTTTGCTGCATACCCAACCGGCCGTGGACTCTTAGCATTATAAGCATTCACGATAGCGTAATGATTGCTATCACCCATACGTACACCGAGATTACTTGCTGCTTTATTCACTACTTGATTTGCTGTTACCACCTGATTCACTCCTTTTCCCTCTGAATCTAGTCGATCTAACGCCCCATTATTCGCTCGATTAATCGCATCTCTCCTGGCTTCCATGCCTTTTAGGTACAGTTCATATCGTCTCTGACTACCTTCCACATTCATCGTGGCGTAATCATAGGTAGCTCCACCATACTGAAACATCCCCTTCACCGCTTCAGCAAATGTCGCACTATCCGCTACTTTGTAGTATCCCCCACGACGCATTAAAAATAGCCAATCCGTGAAGAAATCCGACAGACTTGCATACTTCATATAATACCCGCCTTCGTGAGCCGGGCGTGCACTTCCTTGAGCTACCACCACACCGCTTGGCCGTTGTGGATTACCCGTCCAAGTCATTCCTGACAAATTATTATTTGCCTTCGCAACTTCTGACGTTCCCCACAACCCTTCAAAGTGTAATTTCGTAATCAAATAAGACGGAGGAATATTCATCTCCTCCGCCTTATCGATTAACATCGCTAATATATCATCACTTAATGAACTATTATTGTATGTTAAACCCATTTACTGACTCTCCTTCGAAAATTTAAAGATGGCGCCTAAGAACGCCTGAAACGCTACCGCAATCGTCATAAACTGCTCCGTATATTGCCAGCCGAGTGTTTGAAAGACAATTCCTAAGAATACAATCAAAGCTGGTGCCACAATAGACACCAACCATTTCATTACATCATATTGTTTATTTGTTAGACGAACCATAATAATTCACTTCCTTTTTATTTCCATTAATATCTAATACTGTCTCTACCACAAGTAACCGATCATTGTGGTTATCTATTCTTTCCTCTTGTTTCTTGATTAGCTCACTATTTTGTTGCGCAATCTTTTCTAATTGCTTATCATGATATTCTTGTTTTTCCACAGACTTTTGTAGTGCTTCTAACGTTTCAATTAATGGCTTATTTTTATCATCAATCGACTGAATAAACACACGGTTCCGTTCCTCCGCACGCCTTTCTCTTGAATTGCCAATGGTTTTTTGATAGATCCATATCAAGGCGCCTCCAATAATCGTCATTGATGTAATAAAAACAGCAACCGAATGAATATCGTGTAATAATAGTTCAATGTTCATCTCTACTCACCTACCACTGCTAAATGCTCATAACCTAATTCCGTTAAAATCTCCTTTACTCTTGGCTTTAATCGTTTCGGACATCGCTCGAACGTCAACTTCCCTTCTAAAATGCGGTATGCTAAAAATTCTCCCATCTTACTCACCCCCTTCCATGGTCATCAAAATCATATCCTCAACGGCTTGTGATAAGCGGTCAATCTGATCAGATAGACTCATTTTTTCATGATCCGTTATTGGTTCAATCAAGCTCGGTTTCACGACTTGACCACTTACTTCGAATGCTGTTTCATCAGCTTTAACCCAACCCTCTGTTTCGGCATACTGCCCATCCACTCCCTGATATAACACGACAGACAACTCATCATCCACTCGCTTCACATTAAGCACAGGAAAGGTCGTATCATAATCACGGTCAGCTTCAATTGAACTTAAATCAATATAGATGACGTCATCATTTACGGTTGCTTTAATCAACGGCCCATTAAATTTATATTGAATCTCTTCACCACCAACTTGTGGACTGAAACGTATATTCATTACTTCCATCTCCCTATTGCGATTACTTCGGCATCTATTCCCGTAACATTATCATGCCCCGCGCTTAATACCACTTCTTTATTTTCAATGGATTGAATCATAATTGTTACATTTCGATAACCCCCTGGACGTCTCGCTGTTGCGGTTACGAACGGCTCATCTTTAAATACATGAGGAAATACATGTGTCTTGTTTTTGCCATAAGGAACCCCACTTACTTTACTAGCACAAATTAACGTGCCATCTTCAAATTTCATCCACCGACCATTTGAGTTATTACCTGATGTCAGTGCTGGGGTTTGTTTCTGAGTACCGGTGCTTAGTGTACTTCCGTTAAATGTGAGGTTGCTCCCTGACACACTTAACCGCCCAACTGTTGACCCATTCCGCTTAAACTGCACAAAATCGCCTGAACTATTATTTACAGTGAGCTTATTATCTGTCAGTATTTCTCCAGCAACGTCCAGACCTTTCGTCAGCGTGGGGGGCTTCCCGATACCAACAACGGGATCACTTGCCCCAATCACCAAACTCTGACTCGATGCACCTAACGTTACGACCGCCGTATGACTATTAAACCGATCACTGATTTTTAAGCGAATATCATATGCTTTAAAATTATCAAAAGTTGACCCAACTGAAATTGTTGTATTTAATGATCCATTACCGACTGTTGATGAATAAGCTCGGCTCCAACTATTACTCCCTTTTTCTGAACGATCTACCACAACAGATAACGGATTATTGGATCCCATTACTGTATTACTGACGTTTAATTTTGCATAGCCAATCCGACTATTTGAATCACTACGATAGGCACTGAATAAGGCAATATTCGGCAAACTATAGCTGTTTAAATAAACGGTTTGGCTCTGTGTTGTGGTCCGGCCTCGACTATCCGTTACCGTTACTTTAACCGGCTGACTCCCTGACACATTCGCTGGATTGAATGTCACATCACGACCAATTAATGTTTGACCCGCAAACTCAACTTGCGTATGCGTAATACTCGCTCCACTATTCCCTGAAGCATAGACTTGCACCCGCAATTGCGATAAGTTTTGATAGTAAGGCGTACTCCCTATAACTTGAGTTTTTTTAGTATTGGTCTCACTCACTTGAATTGTACTGATACTAGGACGTGTCCCAGGTGGTGCTTTAATTTTCAGCCGAACATCTTGTGTATTAATTAGCTGACCGCTATGATACGTTTCTACTTGAAGAGTCACTATCGCGTTTGTACTTGCACTTAAATGACTGGACAACCAATCAGTTGGCACGGTCCACTCATGACTACCAGCAGTTACGTTGTCTTTAATTTTCCCGGCACTCCCATTAATGGTGTACTTCACCGTATACCGAAAATTTGCACTGTCGCTAATTTTAATCTTAATTGCTTCACCGGTCTCAGCTTCAGTAATCGTCTGATCATAGCCATTCAGTAACGTAATAGTTGCCGTTCGGGGAATGGTTGTCAGCGTAAAGTTCCCCGATAATTTCCCGGCTGCACCACTTGACCACAACTCAGCTGAATAACTGAATGTTTTCGTCCCATCTGAATTATGCGAAATGGTTGTCGTTCCACTTGCTAGCTCTTGCGTCGCTCCTCGCATCGTATTAAAATCTCGTCCCGTTTGATGGTGAACTTGTTTCCCATTTATAATAACTTTCGTCCAGCCCGTATGGTACGCATTCCAGAACCCTGCACCATTTCGGCCCTTAGCATACAGTCGATAAGCGACTACAGATGAATTCGTGGTGAAATTCTGATTACGCTGCGTTAATTCCAGGTACAAATTACTATATCCATTTTTTATATCTGCTTGATAGGTTGCCACTGCCTAACCTCCTTAAATATTCGGACTAATCACCGTAAATTTCTTGCTATTAATTTCTACCTTACTGGCAATATGATGGCCAAATTCAAATGCACCCTCAACTTTCAAATTGGATACATGCGTTTCGTTCTGTCCGAACGTTGCCACCACTTTATTCCCGTCTAGAATTTCTAACTTGTCATTAATAATTCTCAACCGGACTTGTTCGCCATCACGCCCAATCACAACCCCTTCTTCCCCAAAGTTAAAGTGTGTTGCAATGGCTTGAATCGTCATCCGACCCGCACCAACGTTTTGCTCAATAATCTTAATCCGTGACTCAATGTCTAATGCATTTGATGTGATCGCGTTATTTAGACTATTGATATAACCTTGCTGTTTCAGAATTTCTTTGGATGTTAAGGCGAGTTCTTCGGCAGTTGGATATTGAGCAAAATGCACTTCTAAATCCTGCAATTTATTGGCAGATGCCTTACCATCCAACTCTTGGCGTATTTCGTCACTGACAAATGGTGTCCACTTATAGCGGTTCGGATCCGTACTGTCAGCAGCTTGATTATCTGTATACGTCCCAATATAAGAGCGATTAGAGTCCGTTAGCGAAAAGTCTGCTGTTCCATCTGCTGAATTAGCATAAGCGATGTGGACATAGGCATTACTGCCATCTGTCCCATTTCTTCCAGGCACACCCTGCGGGCCTCTTTCGCCATCATCCCCCACATACTTACTCCAGGTGTAGTCTCGGTAGTTATCTGACTCGGTTCGCGTTGTTTTATTAATCGCTATGCCGATATACTTCGTATTGCTTTGTGGTTGTTGTGTCATAGGGGTTCCTGAAGCATTTGGCGAATATTTAATCCACGTATAGAGTGTTTGGCCATCTGCGCCACGTGCCCCGTCTACACCGTCTTCTCCTTTGATTAGACTCCACATATAATCTGATGGATTGTTTGACTCATTGGCTGTTGTTTTATTGTAGGCTAGCCCGATATAGGTTTTCCCTCGAGGATCATTACTGATACCCGCACCAGATGCATTATTTGCATACTTAATCCAGGTGTAGGTAGTTCGGCCGTCTGTCCCATTTCTTCCAGGCACACCTTGTGGGCCTCTTTCGCCATCATCCCCCACATACTTACTCCAAGTGTAGTCTCGGTAGTTATCTGACTCGGTTCGCGTTGTTTTATTGATCGCTATCCCGATATACTTCGTATTACTTTGTGGTTGTTGTGTCATAGGGGTTCCTGAAGCATTTGGGGAATATTTAATCCACGTATAGAGTGTTTGACCATCTGCCCCACGTGCACCGTCTACACCGTCTTCTCCTTTGATTAGACTCCACATATAATCTGATGGATTGTTTGACTCATTGGCTGTCGTTTTGTTGTAGGCTAGTCCGATGTAGGTTTTCCCTCGAGGATCATTACTAATCCCACGACCATTGGCATCATCCGCATATCTAATCCATGTATAGGTGGTTCGTCCATCTCTCCCTCGAGCACGCATCCAGTTATAATCAGCCGGATTACGTGAGTCTTGTTCGGTATAATCTGTATACGTACCGATATAGGTTTTATCAGCACTGTCATCCACTGTAAATCCAGTACGACCATCCGCACTATCTGCCCAGGCTGTATGGAAGTAGGGTGTTCGTCCATCTATTCCTGCTTTACCGGGGATTCCTTTATCCCCACGATCCCCTTTCAACCGTGACCAGGCATAATCAGCTGGATTCGTACTATCCGCTGGTGTAAAGTCACTATAGAAACCGATATATTGTTTATCACCTGTGGCTGTTCGGGTAAATCCGATACGTCCATCTTCGCTGTCCGCATAGGCAAAGTGAGCATAACTCGTTCGACCATCTTCACCCGGTTTACCTGGCAAGCCATCTTCTCCATCTCGACCAGGAGGCCCCGGAGTTAATTCTAATAAATCTAAATCACGTTTGGTCACTGTATCTTCCCAGCGGTCATTTTTCCAGGTCATCTCCCAGCGATTGCCTTGGCCATCATCCCATTTCCAAATATCTCCCCAGACTAACTGGTCACGGTTCGGTTCTTCTTTTTGCTTAAAAATACCAATCGATAAATTTTTAATCGTATAGTTGGCGGTAGCGACAGCCACACCATTCAGCATCGCCGAACAGACAAAGGTTGCTTCAAGCTCTACATCGCTTCGTTTAATGTTCAGCACATGCTCATTGTCTGTTTGATGCGCCTCATTCCAGTCCGCATCACTGACAACCAGCTTATCTGGATAAGCCGAGATACGTTCCCATAAGAAGCCATCCACATTGGCCGTTTGATTAATCCCGGCTTTTGTCAATACCGCAATTAAATTCGTATCAATTAAGTTGTCTTTGAAAATTGAACTGCTCGACGATTCAATCTGCAAGGCATAAGGTTGATTTTCCCAATTGTATTGCTGGTTTTTTAACAATGCCTGCAATTCAATTAGCCGCCCTGTGATCCCACTCGGACGTTCTTCAAAATTAGCAAATACCGCCTGATTAACAATATCTGTTGTGGTACTAGTTGTTACTTCGACCAGCCGTGCATCTAAATATAAGGCTGGGTTATAATCATGGTCGATAATACGAACCGTATCCCCGATATGAACATCATCTGGGATATCTTCCGGATCTACCTCATAGCTAACTTCCGGCTCATTATTATTCTTTAATTGCAGAAGTGTTTCATCGAATAACGTTTTTTGTGATGTCGCTTGACTCTCATAAATGCGCGTAATGTATTTACCCTTCGTGTTCGGTTTGGACCATATCTTATTAGCTTCTCGGTCGCATACGCGCCCTTTTTTATCGACAAAGTAACGCCCATCATCATACTCATAGCCAATAAGATTCGTCTCACGTTCGACTTCTTTCGTCTCCACCACAGTTTCCGTCACTTCTTTTTTAGTCGTTGCTTTGGCAGGAGACGTATAACGTTCAGAGCGTTTCATCACATTGGCAATCTTCGTATGCCAGTTGGGATCCGTCGCATATTGATGCACCCCATTATTATGGCGCATCTTTTGTAGCGTGGTTTGCTTGTACTGACTATTATAGTAATGCTTCGCAATCCAATTCGCCCCGCCAATAATTCCGCTCGCTAAGCCACTGTTTGAATAATTTTTGGCATTCTCTGGATTGTTATCGAAAGCCCCAATTCCAAAGAAGTTATTATATTTCCGGGCTAAGTTAGAGGTTCCCCATGCGGATTCTAAGGCCGCATGAGCCAGAATATAGCGGGCATCTAGACCGGATTGTTTCTGCGCTTCAAGAAATACCTTCCCTTGCCCATTAAATGGCGAGCCTGGGCTGGTTGCTTTCACCCAGTTATCAATCTGGTGGGCCGTTAAACCCGATAATTTCCAGCCCAGGTCATGATGAACAAGATTATCATTTGACCAATATTTCCCGGGTTTAGCACTTGGCGCAGGAGAAGAAGCCCCGATATTTTTAAATCTAAACCAACGTACCGGTGGGCCACCTGTCCAGCCTGCAATTTTAGTCGTCGCAATGCCACGTGATCCCCAGTTACAGTGAATGATTCGATTTCTATCTAAAACAACCCCTGTATGACCCCCAGCACCGGCAGTTGTTCCTGAAACGAAAATATCTCCACGTTGAATCTGACTGCGATTAATTTCTTGTAGCTGTCTACCGGCCATACTCAGCAAAGTTAACGTACTACCAATCCATTGACTAGACGGTAATATCCCCGCATGCTTAGCCGCAAAGAACACCGCACTCGAACAATCATAAGAATGCGGGCCATTCCGTCGAGCCATCGAATACCCAACTTTCCCTTCGCGTGATTTAAACCACGCAATCATTTTTTCAATTTTATTGTTTGTCTGCGCGGTAGCTGGTTTCGCCGGCGCTTCAACATCCACTGTCTTTGTGATCTTCTTCTCCGTCTTGACTTGCTCTGTATGATTTTGGCCAATCCCTAACACCGCTGTTCTCAAATTAGTAATTGAAATATTCCGGCGCGTATCTTTTAGCTCTTTCCCCACTTCGAGCCGTACTGCGGTATATTCTCCCCGCTTTTTATGGAAATGAATAAACTTACCCGTAATCCGATTTCCTTTGAACTCAAAACTATACGAAATTTCCGCATCAAACCGTCCGGCAATTTGATTCAAGCGTTTCGTTTGATTCGTGATCTCATCATATTTCAATGTTAAATTACGACTATCTCCAATATCATCTCGCCCAATCTGCCAATCACTATCTTCACCCAGCACCGCTTTAACGAATTCTTTCAGTGTGCCCTTCATATCTATCTTGCCCACATCCGAATTAATTAATTGCAATCCAGCATCTTCAGCAATAATTTTTTTCGTCAATCGGTTCTCTTCCACTTCCATGATTTCCAGTACGATAATCCGTCCCTTAAAATCAGGCACAAAAACAAAATTCCCCGCCTCAATTTGCGCCACTGTCGGATCACTTTTTTCAATCGTTGCTTGGTAAATCGCCGCTCCGGTGGCCACCGACTCATTCAGCTCATCCCCCACCAGACGTAACCCATCAGGAGTGTCCGCATCAGCAACTGCCACCGTTTCATAATCTCGATTCGTAAAAAATATCATTTAAAGCACTCCCTATAAAAAATTTCCACACTTGGCTGAATAGTGGTCTCACATTCCAGCGCAATTTCTTGTGTACCCGGAATTAGCTTAATCTCCTTGCTCCCATAAGCAATCGGTGTCAAAGTTTCAATCCCGTTGACATAGCCTTTATTCGTATTCATATCAAGACGGATCACATCCCCTTGTTTCCACGTATACGGTGGATCAGGTAAGTTCACCGTCTCGCTAACTGTATTATTTTGTGGTTTAATCCACACCTTCGTATCTAACCCCACAAATTCTGTACTCACCGCACTCATTTCACTTACAGTCGGCGAATTATGATACTTACCCGCCCATACTAAGATATGTGTTGGCTTCGCTTCTTCCAATTCAGGTACGTTATATGACTGGCGGTAAATCTTCTTCTTATAATCATTATGCACTTCGAAACTGATCTGCGTCCCCTTCTTCGTCATTTTCAACTGCCCCCAAAACTGTGAAGCTAACGTTCTATTTTGGGTTTCGGTATGTAGACCTTTCCCGCCTGCAATAAAGTCCACATGCGTCGTCTGATTCGTCTGATGAGCCGAGAACTGAATAGCACTGATCACCTCGTTCCCATTCATCACCGCAAAATAAAAAGCCCCCATCTCTCTGTTATTCCCCTTAAAGAAATTCAGAAAAGTAGTGGCTTCATAATCACTGCAATCACCGTTCAAGGCATGACGCATTGCTGGACCATGCCACTTATGACCCGGACTACTCCCGAACCGTGGTACCATATCCGCTGCTTTTCCTGACGAAGCTGACTGCCCACCTCCATCAATATCCTGTTCTAGCAACCAACCGATATAATGACCCAAATTCTTCAGTAAATAAGCCTTTTTCGACTTTGAATGATTTACTTGCTTTGTCTGAGCGACAGCAAAGGTTTTACCTTGCACCCAATTCGCTATCCGCTCACCTGTATACCAATAAGTGGCCCATTTCCCGACTTTCACTTGACCACCTGATGGCGCAGGCGTGGATCCTCCTCGTACACCAAAGGATCCACTCGTTGCCCAGCGCGATTCAATCGTGGCCATATTAAAGCTAGTCGTACTTAAGCTATTCCACCGCCCACGCGCCAAAGTTTGACGTCGGCGTGTTTCATGCCCACCCGTTGTCTCTGTTCGGGTAATTTGCACCTCTTTCAGCGGGGAAGCTTCCAAAGACTCCCCGAACTGAAACACCGCCTTGTTACTGACGGCCGAGACCATATGTGTATCAGCTTTCAGATGAAAATCAATAATTGGATACGTCTCATGCGACCCGTCATTGGCTAACTCTACCGTCTGCCGATTCTCAAAAGATAACACCTTAGGCTCAACTGCGTAACTAATCCCATCAGGGACATTAATCTCAATCGTCAACTGCGCCCAAGCATCTGAATTGGATAAATGAATATCACTCTTTACTTTACCCATCCAGTAACGGTTGGGCTGGTCTGAGAAGATGAATTCCTGTAACCGTCCGCTTAATAAGCGATTCAACACATCCACCGTCTGCATCACATCTTGAATAATATACCCATGAATCGACAATGTTTTATTCTTTGTGACTGCCCCCATGGACCGGTCTACCCGCGTCACATAGATTAAATCACGCAAACTCTGACCGTCTACAATTACTTCGTACACTAAATCAACTCCCCTCGTCTTCTATTCTCGTACTTCGTTTTCTTCTCTCGAATACGGCGCATCAGTGGCTCTAACAAAGCACTCACACGCTCCCCATCCAAGTACACATCCGTATCTTTGTCAAGCAACTGCTCAAGTAACTCTTCCATCGCCTGCATCAACTGAATCAGTTCACTAAGCTTCTGATCCATCGAACGCATTTCAAGCGAATGACGAATCGTTTGATTATCTAACTGTGCAACTGCCACGTGTTGCTGTCCGTTAAAGTTCGCTAACTCATCATCTAGATCAAATAACTTCACATTCGGCTTAAATGTCTCAAAACTGTCCGCTAATCGGTCAGCCATCCCCGACACATTCTCCTGTACCTCACCGAACTCATCCTTCAGTCCCTCATTTAATCCATACATAATCGCTTGACCTGCAGGAATTAAGAGTTTTCTATCGTATTCAATCGGCCCTTTATTATTCTTAATCCATGTTCCGATACCGCCGATAAACCCCGTTACTTTTCCCCAGACAGCTTTCAATCCATTAAGAAAACTGTTCATAATTGCTCGACCAGCAGCACCTAGATCAATATTTTTCAAACTGTTGAACATATTACCGATGCTTTTCACCTTAGAAATAATCTGATTCCCAACAGATAGCACCACGCCTTTGATTGCATTCCATGCGCTAGACAGAGCTGTCTTTAAAGAGGTACCTGCCGTAGACAGACTCGTGAAGATATTCATCAATGCCTTAATACCACCGACAATAATATCTTTAGCGCCTGTAAAGACCGTTCTCATTGTATTCCAGCCTTGACTGAAAATATTTTTCAAACCACCTGTCGCCGTCCCCAAACCACCGAACAGCCCAGTCAGCACACCGACCCATTCAGCAATCTTCGTTAAAATCGGTGCGAGCCATTTCACCACAGCTACTAATGCATCAAACACCGGTGTGAGGAAATTAACCGCCACTGTTAAGAAATCAATCGCACTAGTAACCACTAGCAGAACACCTTTGAACACACCGCCCAAAAATGCCCCTACAATTTGTAGAACTGGCATTAAGGCCTCAGCTAGGATTGAAATAACTGGTTGTAGCGCATTCCACAAATTCACAAAGGCATCAATTACCCCTTCAATAGCCGGGCTTACAATCTCCATAAATGTCTGAAACGCATTAGTAATCGCTGGAATAATCGCACTCGCTAAATCACTAAGTCCACTGAAGTCCATACGAGCAATTCCATCCATCACCGCATCAATTAACGGCATCACGGCCCCTTTAATGGCCCCGAATAGCTGAGGCAACTGCCCGAATAGCTGTGAGAAGCCATCCACTAACGGTCTTAAATTCTGAAACTTCGCCGAAAATGCCTGAAACAGTGAATTATCTTGCAGGACACCCGAACTGAAGTAATTCATAATCTCTCGACCAGCCGCCATCGCAAACGAACTAATCGCTCCCGGTAAACTGGTCAACACATTACCAACCATTGGAATCAAGTTCTTAAATAAAAATGTCGCCATTGATTCCGCTAGATTGCTCATGCTAGACTCAACACTTTGCCCCAGTGCTAAATTACCGATCATATCAAAGAAGGCTGCCTTCATTTGATTGAATGACCCGGTTAACGTTTCGGTTGCTTCTTGAGCAGTTGTTCCCGTTATTCCAAGTTCTTCTTGGATCGCGTGAATCGCATTGAACACATCATCCAAGTTATTAATATCATACTTAACTCCCGTAAGCTTCTCCGCATCTTGCAGGAGTCGCTCCATCTCCGTTCGCGTACCACCGTAACCGAGTTTAAGGTTATCGAGCATCGTAAAATTTTGCTTGGCAAATCCCTGGTACGCATTTTGGATATCTTGAATTGAGGTACCCATCTTATTCGAATTATCCGCCATATCAATAATGGCCATGTTCGCCGTTTTAGCAGCTTTTCGTGTATCGCCACCTAACGATTGAATCAAACTTGCGCTGAAGCTAGTGACTTGCTCCATGTAACTATTAGCGGACACACCAGCCGTTTTGTAAGCTTGCGAGGCATAATCCTTCACAATATCCGAACTTTTCTTAAATAATGTTTCAATCCCGCCGATTGATTGCTGTAATTTACCTCCCTGCACTAATGCAGTGGATAATGCCGCTACCCCAGCCACACCAGCTGTCTTTAACCCTGCTTTCAAGAACCCTGAAAACTTCGAAGAAAACCCTTGTGCTGCACTCGGCGCTTCAGCTGAAATACCCTTCTCAAGTGCTCCTTTAATCCCCTTCGTTGACGGAATCACTTGCACATACGCTTTCCCTAATTGTGTCGCCACGTTCTTCGTCCTCCTTTCTCAATTCTTCTAACAACTGCTGACGTGCCCGGTTAAAATCTTCTCTCGACTGAAATACATGTTCTTTCCTCGTTGATTGTGTGGGTCTATCCATCAGCGTATCAGTTAATGATAGAGGTTGGTCCCCTTTACCGTTGCTGAACGCATACAGCAACACATTGAACTGATCATATAGACTCGCTAAAATCAATGTATCTAAATCGACCTTTTGCTGAGAGAATCTGCGCTTAATGCGTGAATCATCACTTAGCCCATATGCAAAAACAGCCACCTTGAGTAAAGGCAGCTGTTTATAATCGTAAATACCATAAGTTTCTGCAAGATCACACACCAACGCATCTTCATCGAGCTGTTTCATCTTCGAGAGAATTAAGATTTTTTTAACGGAGAATCCCGAAAAATTTCTTCCATGACACGAACCGTTTTCTCAACAGGAACATTCCCATTTTTTTCCCGACAGAAGTCATACAATCGTTTCTTCTGTTTCTTTCCTAGTAACTTGGAGAGCACTTTAGGCATAAGCGTCATATTCTCATCCGCCTCTGCAACCAGTTCTAACAACTCCATATCATCTAACCGATGCTCATCAATTTCATACGTAAATCCTGATGGTGTTTTTCCTTTAATCATATTAATTACCCCTGTCCTGATGTTTTAATATATTCATAGTGGGTATTTCCATCGGTGTCCGGCAAGGCTTGAACCGTCGTCTGGTACCCTACCGCCTCATTATCTTTATAGGTAATATCGCCCACTTCAGTAATCACTGCATTCGGAATCACAATCCGCTTAACCGCATTGTTTAAAACCGTCTCAAACACTAACACATGCGGTTTAGCACTAGACGCATTCGCTTTAATCACAATACCCGTTTTAATCGTTCCACTGACATTCTCCGCTCCATAAATTTGTTTTAAGACTTCAATATTAGTGGTCTCAATCAAGGTGAAGCTGAACGTATCCGGTTTATCCGTTTGTGAGACTAACACAACGTCTCCACCCCATGCTTTAATCGTTTCAGACTCGGGAGAGTTGCTGTTAGTCAACCCATCTTCTGAAATATAGCCTAAATTCTTAAATTTTGCATCTAAGTTCGTTGTCGCATCATTTGGTAATGCTGTAGATAACGGTGCCACGAATGCAGCTCCACCCACTTTTGGCTTACCATAAGACACATTATTCACATCTGCCATCTAAATTTCCTCCTCATAATAATAAATATCATATATCGCTTGGTACCGGTAATCTTTCATCTCTTCATCTGTAAAATTATAATCACTATTCAACTGAACGCGACTAATATTGGGCAAGATAATGGCTTGTTCCACCGCTTGCTTCACGCGCTGGTTTAATCTCGCCGTCTCATACAACGTTGGCCCGTAGCTCTGAAAAGCGAACGTTGCATCATCTAAGTGATTAATCTTACTACTGCCCAACTTCTCAATCAGCACAAACTGCTCAGGCGCTTGGTTGGGATACGTAAAAAACACAGCAAGCTTTAGCATTTCTTCTAAGAATGTTTTCAACGTCAGTTCAATCATCCACCACCCGCTCCTCTCGTCGCTTTCAGCAAGGTATTATGCTTCAAGTTATCTCGCTTAGCTTGATAGGTCTCGGCATACACCATCGCATTGACACGATTACGCCCTTTATAAGAATCTTGCTCATAGCCAGCACCTGCTGTACGTTGGATTTTGGATGCATACTCCACCACCACGCCTTCCATCTCTGCTGAACGTAACAGTGACCGCACACCTTCTCTATTTAATTCCACTCTTACTTTACTCATTCAGTCGCTCCACCATCACTTTCTTATTCCATCTAAGCGGGATTAACTCTTCAATCCCTTCCAGTACTTCGCCAATTACGCGCCACTGTTTATCAAAGAACTCCACGGTCTGGTCTTCCCACTCATGTCGGTCACCTTTAGGAATAGCTAACTGATAGATCGCCCGCTTTCCCGTTAAATTTAATGCATTCACTCGCTCTTCCGTGGACACCGGAGCAACTAAGACATCGGCGACAGGAATACGTTTCGTTTCATACATTGGCTCACCAAAGGGATTCATCCCCGTCTGTGTCTTCTGATGCAAATAAACCGTTATACCTTTGATCCGTCTCATAAATCTCCTTCGCCCCCCATCTCTGCCGACGTAAGCCCAGCCGTGCAAGCTCTGTCCGCTTAATGAACAATCCCCCACCAGGTACTAAGAATGTCCCCGAGAAGGAATAACCAAGCGCCGACTCTGCACTTTGTGTCATCGGCTCTTGATCCGTTGCCGTCATAAGCGTACGGGCTACCACATCCACAATCACTGACTTTAACACTTGCTGGTAAGATGGTGCTTCGGCTAATTGATCCAGATCTTTCCCCACACGTTCCGCTTCAACACGTAATGAAGCCTCAACAATCGGAAGCAACTGCTCCGTTCGCTCCATCTCTTCATTGGTTAAACTCCGCCAGATCGCAATCACATCATCCACCGTTGCGTAAGTCATCATTACTCATCCTTTGCTTTGGCTTTTGATTTCCGTTTAGGCTTTGACTTCTCCTTAACTTCCTTCCAATCGCCACCAGATAATTGAGAGGCTATCTCTAAGATAGCCCCCGTTTTTTCATTCACATATTTTTTCATGATCGGTCAACTCCTTATTGTTTCACCACACGAACAAAGTTTTTCGGATCTAAGATACCCCAGCCCAAGTAAGCCTCTGCACGAATGTAGACTTGGTTGTACCCTTTCAAGTCTTTACCCGAGTTATCTGGGTCACCATATTTGATAATCTCCATTGGGATGTGTTTTGCATATCCCCATTTGAACATGTTTTGGAAGTCCCCTAAGATCACTTCATGGTTCCCGTGAGCAGATACCGTGTTGTTAATATCTAATTTCACGCCGTTAAGTGAACCCGGATTAGCTCCCCATTTCAGTTCAGGGTACATCTTTTGCCCTTTACCTTCTGCATCTACCGTCACTTTCGCTAACTTGCTAGAGAACGTCGGTGCCATTGCAATCCCGGACACCACACCTTCTGCACCTTGAACCACGGCTACCGCATCGTCGATTTTCTCATCCGGATTATCCCCATCAGAAAACTCCACCGTTTGCGTCACTTTATCCGTAAAGTTATTTTGGCCAATCACATCTGATTTAGTCTTTGTACGTGGGTTAATTCCGTGAAAGGCCATCAAGTCAATCCCTTTAGCCACCTTACGGGCAAATCCTTCGTTAAAGGACTTCAATACATCAATTTTTGCTTCTTCTGAGGCATAGAGAAACTCATCTGACACACGCGCACCGTATTCTACCTTGATAGGTAAGATAGTCAACGGCTCTAAGCTCATACCCCCGTGTGATTTCTTCCCATTCTCTGCTACAACGTCAATCTCAGAATCCAACGTGAACGTAAATTCTTTTTGGCCATTGAACGGAATCGGTTGTGATGACGACAGCACCGCAAGCGAGCTACGCCCCTTTACTTTATTAATTAAGTCAGTTACTAATTGTGGATCAAATAATGTTCCTCGTGATAATTGGTCTGGCATAATAATTACTCTCCTTCATTGTTTAATTGATTTAGCATATTTTGGTACACGGCATTCTCCCCGTTTGCCTCAGGGGATTCCGTATCTTTCAGCGGAGCAACCGGCTTCTGATGAATATATTCAGCCATTGCTTCTGCATCTTGTTTCAACTCTTCTTCGCTATCGCCCATTAAGCGACTGGCGAACGAATACGGAAGATTGTGTTCTAACGCAACTTTGGTCCGCAACTGCTGACGTTCATAGTCGGAGATTTGTGATGATAAAGACTCGTTTTTCTTTTGAGCTTCAGTAGCACTGGTTTCTGCAGCGCTCAACTCTTCTTGTAGTTGATTCACTTGCTTCTCTAACGTCTCTTTCTCTTCAACCTCTTGCTCTAGTTGCTTCAGTCGTTCTTCCCATTTCTCCTGCTCTCGCTTCAATCGACCTGCAATCGCTTGGTCGAATGCTTCCTGTGTCTCGATTACCTTAAATTCTTTGTCTGACATATTTTTTCTCCCTTTCTCCCAACTTAACCCGGTGGTATCGGTAATTTTTTGCATTAAAAAAGCACCCATTATCGAGTGCTGTTAATACCTAACTTGTTGTCTGCGCGTATGCTTATTCTCACTGCATAACCAATGAGCCAGCAACGCACTATCCATGAGTGCTATATCCATATCGTCATACTGTGACTCATAACCAAATCCCCCATTAGAACCAATCGCTCGCTTCTCACAGTTCGTTACCACCTGCGATAGCGAGGCCTGGTCCTTATGGCATAAGGTCTCTTGATAAATAGCTTGTTCCCATAAGAAATTGGCCTTAATAACTTCTTTAACAGTCGGTAATATCGGTTTCTTCAACCGAGCTTGTTTCATCTGCTCAGCAAGCGTATGTTGTCCACTCGCCCCATCCACCGCCACACGAGCAATATCAGCCTGACTGAGAAAATCAATAATCCAGTCATTCCCATTTCGCAACGTCTGACAGTCAATCGACTCAATGAATATCCGCTCACGGGTAGTCTTCACAGCAATACTCATCGCCACATTCTCACCATCTTTCCCGTACTTAATCCCGATATATAACGGACTCTTAAGCTTCGGCAAGCGGTCAACTTCCAACCGTTCCCACTCAACCGCTGAGATAGCAGACTTTTGATTATACTTAATCCATAAACCCAACCGCTGAATATTGAAGTCAATTTTATCACTACCAATTTCATCATAAATCGATCGTTCAGTAAAAATCGTCCCCAGCGACGGATTTGTCTGGTACCACAATTCTTCATCTTGTGGATCTGACTCTTTATCCACCGACCACTCCGCCCACATCGCGTTACGGTTTCCACCCTGTAAGGTCTTTTTACGGTAATTTACAAATACCGTCCCGCTTGAAATCGGCGTCGGTGGTGTCCCACAAAAAATTGTCTGTGGATTTTGACTATCCGTAACCACATACTTTAAAGCAGACTCCTGATCATCCGTGTACTCTTGGGCCTCATCAATCACCAGTAAGTCGAACCCTTCACCAAGTCCACCTGTAGAAGACCGTGTTCGAAACTCCACACGCCCCCCTGTATCCGGTAGCTCGATGCGTTCCCGACCAATCGCTCTGAGTGAATCATAATCCACATTCATCTTATCCAGCATCCGCAACAACCTCTCCCATGCTGCATGAGAAGTCGTTGTTCGGTGCGCCGTATGAAGAACCTGTTCACCTGAGAATAAGGCATATAGCTCACGCATCGCTACGACCTCATTCTTTCCATTACGACGAGGCAGAGAATAACCAATCTTCGTATGAGTCCATAAATCATCTTCATTCACAGCCAACATATGACTTAATAGCTTCTCTTGCCACTCCTGTGCCGTTCGTCCAGCTTGCTCATAATACGCAATCGCCTCATCCACCAACGTCACCGTATATGGCAAAATTACCGATTGAGTTGGGTTTTGATTGCCAATTTTCTTTGACATATCATCACCAATCCAATCTTTAATCTCAACAGTTTAACGACTTATTGAGGTCAAAAAAAGCACATAACACGATGGTTAAGTGCTTAGATTAATACATAATAAACGGATCATACTCAATTTCAATCGGTGTATCTGTCTCGATAGCTTCCTTGGCCATCCTAGCTAATTCTTCAGAACTTTTATTTTTAAGCTCCATTGATGGAAAATATTCGTTTTGATCTTTAAAATGTTCTTCATATGCTCCAAACCATTCCCATAATGTTTTTCCATAGTATTTATGAGTATTCATCAGTTACCCTCCTAAATCTATTAACATACCTTTGAATTTCTCATACGATTTTGGTAAGTACTTTTTAAACTTTTCTATTTCATCGGACTGTCTGACTTCCGCTGAAAACATCTCAGCAAATCCTTCTGAACCTAGACGGAAATTTCTAAATTGTTCTTTATCCTCATTACTCCACGTAATTCCTCGTTGTCTTGGTAATTTCCAATAAGCATCTCGATGTCCCATACGTACTCGTAATTTATTATTAGTTGCTCCACCATATAAGTCACTAATCGCAGCCATCGATTTTTCGTTTTCTTGTGTATCTTTCATCAGTTGCTGTTTCAACAAGGCCCGTTTCACCGCCACTCGTTTATCAGGTTGTGCTTTTATTTGTTCTTGCACTTCGTCATAGATACTCCGACCTAACTCCGTGCTATATTTAGCAAACCCATGTGTTCCTATCGCCCTAGATTTCAAGTAGTCTATTTGGTGACCAAACTCATGAAAAAATGTATTCCCGGGATCTTGATAATCGCTACCTTTAATGTCTTCGCCAATATTCATAAACACCCGATTTTTGCTTGGATGAAAGTGATCAGTCGCGCTATACCCTGTATTCTTATCTAACTCCAACTCATTCTGATATTTCCGCCAGACCTTCTGCACATCATCCGGTGCATTAGCAATCATCTCATCATAGAACTGCGCTTGGTCGGCCGTTAACTTATCCCGAATCTTCCGGCCAACCTTCGCTGTTTCTTTCGGTACCTGTTTGGATAGTTCGATCCGTGCTTGCTTCTCGTCATCACTCGGCGAACGGTCTTGTTTATTCCACACATTACTGATTTTCCCATCGCCCGGATCATACTCCGTTTTACACGTGCAATGATTATGACGCCGGTACACATCACGTGGAGCCGTCTTATAATCATACGTCCCTGCCAACGCCCGGCACCAATCACACGCCCCCGGATTCACATGACGAATAATCTTCGGTCTAAGCCCCGACTTATGATGAAAATCAGCATTCTCTCTAATCGCCTCATCCACAATACTCTGCGAATAATTGACAACTGGCGCCTGCAGTAACCATTTAACCGTCTCGTAACCATCACCCTCCGTCAACCGGTCAATCAATCCATCAATCCGGTCCGTATTAAGCGATGGATGCCGGGGCCTAATTCGCACCCTCGCTTGATCATTTAACTGTTGCTGGGCAATTTCTGTATACCGAGCAATCAACTGATGATTGTGAATCAATGGCGGTTTAACCACCCGCTCAGCAATATTATAATACATCTGCCCATTCGGTAGGTCCTCTTCGGTAATCTGCGCCTGGAACGCGCCCGCCAAGCTCTCACCCGTCCCTACCGCATAATTATGAGCATCGACATAAGTTGGCTTATCTTTAGTTAAACTTTGCTGAACAAGCTCATGCTCATTATACCGCTTTTCAAACGCTTTTTGTACTCTTTTTAACAGATCCGGCGCAACATCCTTAACCATCCACATCACCTATCTCAGGCTTAGCCGTCACATCCCCTATAATTCCTGTAATATCGCGAATCGTCTCACCCGTAATATAACCCGGCAATGCTTGATTAATCTTAATCGCACCATCCCCAATCAATGATAATGTACTGGCATCTGCCTCGAACACCGGCTCCCACTTCGGCTTCGTTAAGTAGAACTGATGTCTCAAGTAAGGATAATTATCACGTAAACACGCCCCTAAATACCCCACATTCAAGAACCCACTTCCGAAATTACGCTGAGCCTTCTTCGCCATAATCCGTAACGTCTCATGACTCGCCTTAATCGCTTCAGCACTTGACGGATTATCTGACACAAACCCCAAATCATCCAATGTCAGCCCAGTTTCTCCCGCAAACCCAGCTGCTGCGGTTCTCAACTGCTCCGTGAACGGTGACATACTCGATGTCGTGAACTGTCCTAGCTTCGGCACATCCCCATCTTCATCCTTCGTGAACTCCAACAGTGATGTGACTGTCGCTTTCCATTTGTCCATTGGTTCAGAATCTTGACTCGTCCCCACCACATACTTCTGCGGGAACGAATAGAACTCCGCCGTAATATCTGCTCGCTCCAACGTCCGCTTAGCGAACTTCTGATAATACATCGCCGAACGAGTAATCCGTGACCTACCGAACGGGCGCACTGCATCAGGACGGTGAATAATCGGCACAAGCAACGGATGAGCCACCTGATGATCATAAACATCAATCACCTTCCCCGCATGATAATAAACCGTCTTTCCCGGTAAGAAATGCGCTTCAAGTTCCGCATGCCCCATCTCATCACGTTTTAGCACCGCATAGCCTTCCTTTAGCAACCCCGTAATCGGATCAATCACCCCCGTTGCATTCGCTCCCTCAATAATCTGCAAGCGCGGAACACCCTCATCCCCCATTGAGATATAAATAAAACAGCATGATGAAATCAATGCTGAGAGAATGGCGCTATCGAAAAATGTATCTGGATTATTCATCTGGAAAATTTGGTTCAAATCAAAGTTATCATTATCAAATTCTCTAAATATCAATCGGTCGGCTAAGCTATCTACCGCTTTTGCACACCAACCAATCGTTGCTTTATACTGTTGGCGCATCCGGGGCGGTATCGTTAGCCCAGGATCTAATTCCTGATGTTTCATGTCATATTGCTTATATCTTAAATTCACTCGATTTTGTCTCGCGTTCAATTTTCGCCGTAAATAGGGTATTCCTCTAATATCGTCCATATAAAAGTCTCCTTTCACGAGAAAAAGTGCACAGTAACGGCGGAACCCCAGAACCGCGGACGCCGGGGGTGGTATCCCCCCTATATCCAGAATTGAGAAAATCACGAATGACTAAATTTGTAATTTTTCCAATTTTTGCTCTGTGGCAACACTCGATTACCAAGCACTTTACTTTCTTGTGTTACTTCATGTTTGAATAGTTTATCTGACTTCTGCCTGTTGCACGTATGATGTGCTAGCTGTAGGTTACTGATGTCACTTGGATGTCCACCTTTATTGATTGGAACAATGTGGTCAACAACTCCAGCCATTGGGTTAGGCACCTTCAGACTTAAGTCGACAGGTCGGTGACAAATCCCACACGTTGATTGTGTGCGCATCACCCGCTTGCGATTCCGTTCATAGTTCGCACGATGAGCACCAATTCGGTCGGCACGCATGTCGTCACCTCCTTTACCTAGACTCCTTACTATACAATTATACCACCCTTATTCGGCCAAAAAGTCTCAATATAATGAGACACTACATATCCCACGCTAAATACTTCCCCAATTCTAACAACATGTCATTATGATGACGGTGGCAGGTTGCCTTGCTCATACTCACTAACTGTGCTATCTTAAACCATCTATATTGTCGTCTGTAACGGTATTCTAAAATGACCCTATCTGACCCTTCCAAGTGAGTTAAAAACTTCTCTATGCACTTCATTCTTCGCTCTAGCGTAGCTAACTTCAGATCCATTACACGTTTAATGACGACTTGTTCTGTCGGACTACCTACTCCACCACTCTCACTCACTCTGTCATTAGCTTCATTCTTGATTTGAGACGGATAAGCGAGCTCCAGCTTGCGCATCTCGATTCTAGTCGCTAACTCACCGCTATAATAATCTTTCAACACTTGCTCTAGCTCACTTCTCACGTCACCACTCCTTAAATTTTACATTGACCGTCCTTGCACTCTTTCACGAATATCCCTTCGTCATTCACATGTCCTTGACGTGTCTTAATCTCGTCATATGCTTGCTGTAAGCATTCTTCAATCGTCCAACCTCTCTGTAAGCAGTAGCCGATTAAAACAACCATGATATCCCCGATACCGTCTTTCGCTTCAAAATCATTACTATTTTCGTGCGCTTCCTGAAACTCATACACTTCTTCCAGCAACTTCTTCACTTGTCCGTCGCCGTTTCCTTTAGCAATGTTACGCTCGTGAAACCACACAATCACATCATCAATTAAATGTCTTATCATAACTTGTTCTCCTTTTAATTTTTGTAGTATATCTTCAAAATCATCTATCTTTTCTTGTTGTTCAGCAAGCGCCTTTTCTATAGCGTTCGCCAAGTCCCATGCCCACTTTTGCCAAGCACGTTCATCTATCACTGGTCATACTCCCTTTCCAGCACAACAATATCTCCTCTGCGTCCAACCACTTCATAGCCACGATCTCTCACGATCTTATCAAAGCCTTCAACTTGACCGATAACTTCCACACGCTCCACTTGCTGATAGAACCGCTTATTCACAAAGGCATCACCCACGCCTATCATCAATAGCACCGCTACAACCGAACAAACATTACTCAATCGCTTATTTCGTTCATGATAGTAATTCACGTAGTAAATCATGCGGTATAGCAAAGACAGCAATACTACAACATAAATCAGTGCAATCGGCATATCTGGTTTCATGAGCACTTCTCTGCTTAATACAATCATCTCGTTAATCGCCATACCCTCCCCTTTCCAATCTTGCTGCATAATCAACTGCCATCTTCCCCGCTTCAATTAAATCAAACCGCAGTTCTTGTGTCTCTATCGTTTCCACGATTTCTTCAGCTTCCACATACTCATAAAATACCTGTAAATCTCTTAAATAGTATCCTTCGTCAGCAGTTTTAAACTCACTCAGTCGCTTCATCATGTCCCTCCATATTCTTAAGGTTGATAATTTAACAGCATATCTTTTGATTTCCATGGGCCTTTGTTTCTTATATAGCCGGCTTCGCTAAACCCTTCTGCTTCTTTCTGTTTCGCCTTCTCTGCAAATTCACTCAGCGACAATCCAACAAACTCAGCAATATGTTTAATCGACCGAATATTGGGTGTGTGTACTCCCCGCTCCCACTGAATGATAGTCATACCCTCTACATCCGCAACTAACCCCATCTCCGTTTTTGACATATCCCGTTCCTTACGAATTTGCTTAAGATAAGGTCCCAATTGGCTAAGATCAAGTAAGGTCATCGTAAAGAATTCTTCATCGCTCAGACCAGTCAAGAAGGCAATATCTTCCAACATATATCGGTTTGGTGTATGTCTCCCACGCTCCCAGCTTAGTAAGCTTTTAAAGCTTACATTTAATTCTTCTGCTAGCTTGTCACACGTCATATACACATCTTCACGTGCCTGTCTAATTCGCTTACCCACATCATCTAGCGGATATTCGATATAAGGAACGGGCTCTCCAAGCAATGTTTTTGTATCCACACCGTAGACTTTCATTAGCCGTCTCATTATATCTCTTGAACTATAATAGGTTCCTCGTTTGATCTTGTATGCTACAGATAATGCCACATCAATTTTCTCTGCTAATTCACCCGCATCTTTCTTGCTTAACCACTCTGCTAAATGCTCTGCCTCATGTTCAATTAGTACACTCATACTACATTCTCCCTCTCTATCTCCATCTTCTCGCTGACTTACGTAATTTCCCTTCCTGACTCAAATGAAAGAGTGCTAATGCTACATCGTCTGGGTCCTCCTGCATCATCTCCGCTATCTCAAATACATTCATCTTCTCAAAGTGGGCTTGTCTGATGCGTTCTAGATCCGTTTTCCTCCAAAGCCACTTCATCTTCTCGCATATAATCACCATATCACTCATAGCCAGCCACTCGCTTCTCTTCGTAGTTTGGTTGAACCTCTGTGACGTGGATGTACCCGTTGCATTGCAATTCCTCGTGCCAAACTGCTTGCCCAACTTTATCTCCACCTAATCGCAAGGCGTATCTTAGTGCGTCTAGATACGTGTTCAACTGGAACTTCCATTCATCTCCAGTCCAGACACGCCACTTTCCATCTGCTTCTTTCTCCACCGCTAACAACGACTTCTCATCAAACCCGAACAGCTCCACATGCTTCATCTCCCTCATCTAAATAATTTAACAATAGCAACACATCCACTTCCGTCGCATTTAATAAACTTCTTGTTTTCTGCTCTTCCGTCTTCCGGTAAAACACATCATAGATCAACCGACCGTGTTTATCTTCGCTATGACGTACGACGTTAGCTTCTGATCCGTTTTTGAACACATAGTAATAGGTTAGGTACCCTAATGTGTCACTCGTGTAATTTAAGGCACTATGGCTTGCTAAACTCATTCTGTTCCCTCCTGTATCCCATTAACCCGTTTATCCGTCGTCTGTTCAAAGGTCAATGTCACTTGATTCTCCATCATCCGACTAGCTATTCGCCCATCAAATGCCTGTGCAATCTCTTTCATGTTTAAATTACTTGTATAAATCGTGCTCTTATTACTTCGTGTGCTGACGATCCCATTCAATACTTTATAGCTCCAATCAGATGCCTGAACGTCTTTCTTCAGTCGGCCCAACTCAGCCCCTAAATCATCTATCACTAACACATCCGCTTCCGCACACCGTTTACGTAAGTCCATTTCTGATAAGGTGTTCGTTGAATGACTCTCATATCCCCACTTCAAGTGTCTGAGCGCCTCATCCATTGAGATGAACAAGCACTTGATATCCTTGTTATGCTCTCTCAGTTTATTTAGAATACTCATCGACAGGTGAGTTTTCCCTGTTCCATTTACTCCGTACATCAACACATTAATTGCATTGCCTTTATAAATATGCCGTGTAATCTTAAGCGCAGCTGCTTTATTTCGCTTCGTCTCATCATCCACCACTCTATAATTTTCAAACGTACACTTTTTAGTTTTCGGTGTCGCATAAATACTGTGTCTCAAATAATTATTGCGGTAAGCAAGTGATCGCTCCGTACGCTCTTTAACCACCTTTTCTTCTTTCTCTCTGGTGATCTCTTTAGCGCATTCCGGACAAAAGGGTGGATAAGGTGATCCTGGCATTTTGATTAAGTGACAATCATGTTTGCTGCATACCTCCTCAGTCTCCGAAGTCAAACTCATCAACTGTTCTAGGATTTGCGAAGTTCCTTGCATACTCATCTCGTTCGTACCACCCTTCTTGTTTTGATTTTTTAGGTGCATCCTGGTTTAAGTACCCCTCAAACTTAGTGCCGAATAGCGTCTCTGGCCTGATATATTTCTGCATCTCACTGTCATCTTTCCATTCAGCCACTTTCTTGTCTATAACGGTTTTGAAATCATCTAAGTTGAATCCCTCGTTCGCCCTTGCTCTAATCAATGATTTTGTTTTTTTCGTTGTTGACTTAAACTGTCTATGCGCTTGTTTGTTCAAGTAGCCAATCACTTGATCATGCAAAGGCGGGTCGTCGTGTTCGTCAGAACTCGACAATATCTTTCTATTCATACTTGTATTATTAATACTTGTATTATTCTCTTTGACCTTTTTGTCAATAGGGGTTTGATTATATTGTAGGGAGGGTATTGACTTTTTTGTCAACGGTTCAGGGTTTTCGTTTCCCTGCGTCAATACGTCTTGATTATTTTGTAGGGAGGGGTCAATGTAAATTCGTCGACTGATTATCACATTTTTATCATCTCGGATAATCTCTCGCATCACAAAACCAAACTTTTCCAAATTCGCAATCCAACGACTGACTGTTTCTTTACTCACTCCATACAACTCTGCAAAATATTGATTACTTGCCCAGCAAAACCCCTTGCTATTTGTCAAGGCTGTAAGCTCTCCATATAATAACTTTTCATTTGGGCGCAACTCCTTGTGATAACGCACATCAGCTGGAATGATTGAATAATAATTTGGTGCTTGCTTTTCATCACTCATGCTTTACTCCTCCTTAAAACGGTAAGTCGTTATCGTCAATATCAATCGTGTCATTCTGGAAAGGATCATCTGTGTTCGGTTGCGGATTATGACGGTTGGCTTCTTTATTCCCAGTAGTCTTCTTATCGTCCGCCCAATCAATCATATCCACCTGATCCGTCACAACCTCCGTCACATAGACGCGATTACCATTCTGATCCTCATAATTCCGTGTTTGAATGCGCCCAACTACCCCGAGACGACCACCCTTACTGCCATGATTGGACAAAAACTCCGCCGTCTTTCTCCACGCCTGACACACAATAAAATCGGCATCATATTCCCCTTGTTTATTTTTATAATTACGGTTCACTGCCAAGGTAAATCTTGTCACGGCTGTCCCATTATTCGTATATTTCAATTCAATATCTTTCGTCAAACGGCCCACTAATGTTACCTGGTTTAATCCCATCTACTTCACTCCTAATTTGGTTAGATCATCGTTTCCTAAGTTAATTTCTTTCAAATGATGCTTATCTCTGAACTCTCTTAATCCGATCTGGTGAACCTCTTGATGATGTTTTCTACACAAGCACATAAACTTTGAATTGACATGCTCATGTCCGCTACGCTTCCTGCCCATCCCAACCAAATTAGTTGCATGGTGCAAGTCACTGTGAGGCTTTCCACACACCCAGCAAAGCCGCTTCATTGTCAGTGCATATAGCATTTTGCTCTGGTCTGTTGTAAGATAAAACTGTTGCTTCCTGAAGGGGATATCGTTTTGAACCATATACGTGATCATATATTCTAATAACCGACTCGTACATTGCTTACTCACGCCACTACGCTTCAAGCTTGGCAACTCTTCTAGCTGTTCATCTATCATAAACTGAACCTTAAACCAGCTCTCCGCCTCCTCTATAGGCACACCCGTATACGCTGAATAATCTCCACACAGCGCATAGAAATGCTTTCGTTGCAAATCTGTCGTTGTCTCCATATTCACCGGTTCGAATACTCCAAAAATATGACCCTTCACCGCATATTTTTTTAACTCATCAACATCTACATCATCTTTTAATTTAAGCTCTAATATCGGATAATTTAATCGTTTGACAACGCCTCTAATTTCCACACGACCACCCTAATCTGTTCATCTTCGACATGATGCATTGTACTTCCTCTGATTTTCTGGTACACTTAACCTACACTGTTTTTCTTAGCGTCTGTTGCAGCAGGCGCTTTTTGTATGAGTTCAGCTATTCTTAGTGCGCTATTCGTAATACCATGTAATTCTTCAAAGTGGATGGTATCAATCAATTGTGATAGAATAAATGTTTTTTCAATAATATTCTCTACTTCATTCTCAATTTGCTCTTTCATACATAGCTCCTTATCGCTTCTGCACCTCATGCCCCACCATCCACACCAATAGCATGTAGACTGGGATAAAGATTTCCCCGCCCGGCATCATGCTCCCACGTGCTGGTATCTGCGCAATATACGTTAATAATGTTCCAATAATTGTTAACAGTGCCACAATAATTTTTATCTGCATGTTGACCTCACCCCTATTTAAATTTTTGTTCATCCATGTAGCGCAAAAATGAAATGAATCGATCTAGCAACACAATTGTTGTCTTTTGTGTTGGTTTAATGACACCATCCGTAAACTCTGGATTGGCGTACATCTCGCGTACATATAATTCAACTTGCTGCTTTCCAAGTCCTACAAAATAATTAGGTAATTGACTAACTTTTACCCCAATAACACCTTGTAATTCATCTGGTACCTTTACAACTTTCATGTGATCACCTCCCAGCTATCTTAAGCCTTCATCCACTATTAACTGCTTCAATACATTCAAATCCATCTCCAGGGCTACACATACTCGAATTAACTTAGTAGCCCCATATCTTTGTTCCAGCCGTTCTTTAAATTATATATATAAGTGGTTCTCCTGCACCCCTGACTGTCTCGCCAGCTCTGGAATCGACCACCCTTTCTCATTCACATACGGCTCAATTTTTGTTCCCTACAACAAAGGCTATTTTAATTTCCTCTTCAACAACTCATTCGTGCTATCTTTTATCATCTCCATATATTCCAGCATATGCTCTTTTTCCATCTCATGAAACTTGTCCAACCAACGATCGAATCGTCTAGCGAATTCCAACATCATGAAAAAACTAACACCGAACGAAACAACTACTGATATCAGTATCATCTGCCACATCTGCTACACCCCCCTTTTTGTCATATGATTGTTCCTTTCTACTATTCTATTGAGAAATTTCCCGCTTTAGTTCCTCCACAACAGTAGCCAGACCTTTCACAAAGCCTTGTAGATACGCCAACTGGGCTTTGTGTTTTTTATTTTCTTCAATCACCTGAGTTATACAGTTATAATTTTCTTTATCAATCAATATACTATCTTCATAATTCAAATTTTTGTCTTTGGACATCCTTGTCACCCTCTCTGTAATATTATCTGTGCGTTAATTAAAAGCGTTAAAGATTAATTCTGCTTTCTCCTTTCTAAATCTGATATAATTAAAATAACTAACACTAGAGAGGACCATTACTATGATTACCCTATTGAAACTTTTGGTTGTCATCTTCTTTATCTTTTTATGTCAATTTATCTTTCGGCGACATGATAAGAAGCAAATTGAATTACTCACCGATAACTTTCTTTATTGGATTAAATGCCCTAGTGAAAAAACTCGCCCCAATAATAAGCTGTTTGTTGAGTTGTTTCGTCCTATTTATGGTGATAAACATGTTCACCATCCGCTACCAGATAACAAACGAGCCACTACAATCTCAAACTATTACAGCCTTATAGATAGTTTCCCGACAATGTCCACTTCTCAAGCTATAGAAGATCAAATTACTCTCTTGCAAAATATGAATGACTACTACCAATATCGATACAACGAAATATTTTCCGTGCAATATTGGTTTAAGTTTGTCGTGTATTTACCTAAAAATATTTTGATTTATCTTGGGGCTAATCCAGATACAGTAATCGGTAAAATAGCTAACTTTATCTATTGGCTATTTATCGTAACTTGGAGTATTTTCAAAACTCAAATTATCAATATTATTAAGCAGCTATTCTTTTAAATGAATTAACCATTGAATAGCTGACAGTAATCCAGCTATCGAGGATCCAATCAACAACCCCATGAGAAACATCCACGCTCTATGCTGTGATACAAACCATAGTGGTAAACAAATAATGAGTTGAGCGACTGCACAAGCAATGTAGTGTTCAGCTTTTTCTTTTGTCATGTGATTGTTCCTTTCTTTTTTAGTGTTAAAGATTAATTGTGGATGCTTTTTAGTTGCAAAAAAATCAACTTATTCTCTAAATTTTTTTGCAACCTCATATATATCATAAAATTCTAGATTTAAAACATCAGCCAACCGTTCCATAACATCAATACTCATCGTATCAGGTGATACTCTCCATTTATACAAAGTTGAAATATCTACGTTTAATTTCTCTGCTATGGCTGTTTTTTTCAGACCCGTTGAATCAATCAGTTCATCTAATGGTTTAAAAGTTTTCTTTGCCATATATTGACCACCCCCTTCCTTTTTCAGCTTTTAAAACAGCTTCATCAGAATATCAATAACCTTTAGCCCAATTACAACATATAACAATATTTTGATTGTCTTAATCTCTTTATCCATGATATAATGAGTGTAGCTAACAAGTCTGCGAGGCTTTCGCCCCGCTTATCTTGTTGCTTAGAAGTTACAAGAGTCTGGTGATTAAATCAATTGACTTTTCGATTATCTCTAGTACCGCCAGTACTATGAGTAATTTAGTCAAGTCTGATTTGTCATCAGGCTTTTTCTCTTGCTCTTTTTCCTTCTCACTCATCATTTTCGCCTCCTTTCTTAACTTTCTAAATATAGTATATCACCTTGTTGATTTTTATGCAACTATTTTATTGCATAAAAATCAACTTTTTTATTTACTTTTATTCAACGTTTAGCTATAATGAAAACATAGAAAGAAAGGGGCATATATTATGGAAAGTAAGATAGTTTTTGGGGAAATGTTAAATTATTTTAGAAAAGAAAAAGGTTGGACCATGGAAGAATTAGGTATGAAAATGGGTAAAACAAAATCTGCTGTATCACGATGGGTTTCAGGAAGTAATTATCCCAAGGTGGATGATATTGAGAAATTAGTGCAGCTATTTGATACAGATGTACAAACTTTAGTATTTGGGGGAGAAGAAACTCAAGATTTACCACTCTTATCAATCTACAACGAACTCACCCCACCGCGCCAACAAAAAGTCTACCACTATGCCGAGGAACAGTTAGATGAGCAACAATTAGAAGAGCACAGTAACATCTACATGATCCACGGGCGAGCTTCCGCAGCAGGATCCGCCATTGAAGTGGATGATAATGATGCCCGCATGAATGTGGTCAACAGCTCCACTATCCCTAACGGCGCAGATGAAATTGTAAAAATTACCGGTGATTCGATGGAACCCCTCATAAAAAAAGGCTCCTCTGTTTACATCAGGCACCAACCCACCATCGAGAACGGCGAAATTGCCATTGTCCGCATCGAAGACATCGGCGTCACCTGCAAAAAAGTCTACAAAAACAACCAACAAGTCCGACTCAAATCGATTAACACTACATACGACGACATGATATTTGCAGCTGATGAAATAACGATACTCGGGAAAGTGTTGTTGTAGGGGGATATTATGACTGTAGGTAATTAAGCAATGTGGAGATCGAATTTTAGAAAGGAATTTATATGGAGAGAACATTCATAGAATATAATTTACACCTTGAAAAGGATAACCAGCTTGATTTATTGGAAGGGGGAGATATTACATTAGAAGACAGAATACATCAATTTATTGTAGAAGATAACTCTAGTGCTCGGCAATTTATAGGCAATAATAAAAGTTATATTTTTGAAATAGAAGATATAACTCATGAATATCTATTTGGAAGCTTTGGTAAATTGGACACACCTGGTGGTAAGACATTAACCCGAGGTAGAGACCGTGAAAATTATGATCTCAAAAATTTAGAACATTTAATTGAATCTTATACTTATTTCTATCTAGATATATCCTCCAAAAAGATTATTACACTTTACAATTCAAAATGCACAGGATTTAAATCAGCTTTTTCCAATTTTCTATATTATCACTTTCGACTATCTAATTGTTATAGAACAATTAAAGTAGTCAATCAAAAAACGGAAAATATCCCTGAAACCATCCGTAAATCAACAAAAATTGGAAAAATTACTTATAGTTATAAAACAAATCAAGTCCCTGAAGGAGAATACATGAATTTTAAACAGCCAATAGATATCGATCCTGATCATATAAAGTCGGCAAGTGTTAGTCTTTACTTTGAACCTAACGCTAATCAAGAGGATTTCATTGACAAATTAGCTAATATCTTCTCAAAAAAACAACATTTAACACATTTAAACTTGATACTGATCAAGCAATGATTGATGTTATTGAACAGACATTAGCAAAAAAAGTTCAAATTGATATATCTGAAGACGAAATTGATAATCTCGATAAAATAAAAGAGCTACTAAGAGAGCAGCTCGATTAAACACTATATTTCATCATATTATATATCCAAGAGATAGCGATAATAGTATCCGCTACTGACCATATGAACAAGTAAACTTGCAAACCTGCAAAAATATTAAATATAGATAATATAACCAATAAAAAAGAAGTACCTGTACCTAACAATAAACTATGCGATAATATTTTACCATGTCCTGCTTTTAGGAGTTTCTCTTTGTTTTCAGTTTTAGGGAGGGCACCAAACAGCCCAATAATTGTTATTAGTGTACCTACCATGGTAAGTGCATAGTCTAATTTAGCTTGATGAAACGTCTGAACTTCTAATAAATCGAAATCAACTATATATCCAATAAATAAATAAGCAACAATAAAGGCGATAGGAGCAGACACATACAAATGAAGCATAAACAAATCATATAAAGAAAAAAAGAAATTTTTATTACGCGGGTGCATGTTTACCCCTCCCATAGCCCAGAAATAGGTTTATTTGTCTGTGTTCATTTTATCAAAAACAAGGAGGAAATACTATGGCTAGCATTCAAAAAAGTATTAACTGATCCTTACTTGAAAAAACGCATAAAAAATAAGATAACCCCAGGGTCATAGGAATTCTCGGCCTAATGCCTTACTCCCATTCGGGAACCCAGAGCTAATCCTTCACGAGTTATCTTTGTTAAACACAGTGTACAATGTAATTCAGTAGAAGTCAATAGAAATCAAAAATTAGCCCAAATCCGAATGTAAACAAGTGGTCCGTGCATTTTCTGCACATACCACTCAACTATTGGGAATTTCCCAATAGTACAAAAAAACACCACCCATCCGCCAAGATAGTAGTGGTGTCTCGAACAATAGCCCTGAAGTAAGCTTATTTGTCTATATTCATTTTATCAAAAACAAGGAGGAATGACAATGTGGATTGAAGAATTACCCAATGGCAAGTACAAATATGTAGAACGTTACTATAACCCACTATATGGAAAGACAAAGAAAGTATCAATTACACTATCAAAAAATACAGCTCAAGCTCGAAAGCATGCTGAAAAAGAACTAGCTAAACGCATTAATAAACAGTTGAATACCCCCAGTTCTAACAACCGCTGCTATTCCGAAATTTACGGTGAATGGTTAGCGTACTACAAATACACTGTTAAGCCAAATACTTTACGTCGATGTACACAAAATTTCAAAATCTTAAATAAGCATATTGATGGCGATATTTTAATCGATAAAATCACTTCAACTTATATTGAAGACATTCTTATAAAATTAAACTACGAATCAAACTATTCAAAAAGCACGATTAAGCAAATGATTTCCCACTTGAAGATGTTGTTTCGATATTGTCAAAAAAGAAAATATGTGAAATACTCCCCTCTTGCTGATTTTGAATTTCGGTTTAGACCAGAAGAACAAAAATCAATGGGCGAATCTTATCTCACAAAGGACGAAACTAAAAAGTTACTTAGCTACCTGTATGACCACCATCAGCGATATGCTTACATCACTGAATTATTATTACTGACCGGCACACGCTTTAATGAGTTGTTATCTTTAACTGCTGAAGATTATACAGGCAAATCAATCATTATTAAAGATGCCAAAACTAAAACCGGTAAACGAACAGTCCTGCTGAACGAACGATCCATCCAGATACTCAATCAGCTTATAGAAGAAAACAACTTGATGGCTATTCAATCTAAATACTTAATCCCAACTATGAAAGGAAATAAAATAGATAATCCTAACTATAATCGCTATTTACAAAAGGCGAGTCAGCATGTAGGGATAACTAAGCATGTTACCGCTCATTTATTGAGACATACACACATCACCTTATTAATTGAAGCCGGTGTGGATATTCGGACTATCATGCATCGTGTCGGTCATGCTAAACCAGAAACAACTCTAAAAATCTACGCACATATCACACAACAAATGAACGAAACTTTGCTAGAAACTCTAAATAATTCTGCCCCTTTTTTGCCCCTTTATAAAGATAAATAA